GATGAAACCGATCCCCCCGGCGATGGCCACCCCGGCTGCTGCAGCGCCGAGCCATGCAGGCGCTTGGCGGGTCATGTCGGGTTTCATCGGCCGCCCTCCGCCCTCCGCTCCACGTCCCTCAGTCGTTCCTCGTGGTCCCTGAGCATCTCCTGAATCCCCCCAAGGATGGTGGTGGTCCGGGCCTCAAATCTGCCTAGCCCATTGGCGATCTTCCAGAGGGCTGTGACACCTGCGCCGCACAAGCCAAGGGCGGCAACGACGAATTCTGGACCCACGGATGCTGCGGTTGCTGCTTCAGTCTGCAGAGCTTGGGCTAGAACCAGCGCCCGATGACGTGGGCGCGGATCCAGAGCGTGTCGCCGGTCACGAAGGTGGTACTGGCGGCCGAATTGATTTCAATGTCGAAGTTGCAGAGGCTGGTGCTATGTGCTGTGGGGATTACTTGACAATCCCTGAGCTTGTTTTGCGTGCTAGCTATCGTTTCATTTGCCGAATTACGTTTGGACAGTGCTGCGGTCACTGTCACCGTATTCGCCCCGATCGCAAACGCAGCAGGGAAACTCCATTGGCGGGTCATGAGTTTGGACGTAACGATTTGGGTAACCTCCAGCCAGGCCCAGCACTCTTGCGTACCGTTTGCGTGACGCACGAACTCGCCATTGGCATTGATGCCACGCTGCAGAGCGTTTGTGCTGCCGTTGTGGCTGGTGCCAGCCGTATAAACCTGGGCGCCATCCTCCACAAGGGCAACGCTATCTTCGATGAAGTTGGTTGACGTGGTTCTATCGAACGAGCCCTCAGCGTCAGCAACGAGTCGGCCCAGCCTCCTCACGACAGCCGCACCGTTGTAGCTGCCGCCAAACACATGCACCCGGCCGCCAGCCGACCCGGTGAAGAACTCAAGCTCTGTGGGGTCCCAGTTGGCGAAGCTCGCCGAGAAAGTGCAGTTGTTGCAGAACACATCGCCTGCGATAGCGATTGCGATCCGGTGCGTCAGATCGGCTCCAGTGCAGTCGCTCAGCGATAGCGTGGCATCGGGGCCCTGCAGGTTGGCGATCACCCCAGCGGCCCGATCAAAGTTGCAGGTGTTGGCAACAACGGTGGAACTGGAAATCGCCATGAGCCAGTTGGGCGAGGCAGCGCCACAGTCCTTGAACGATCCAGCAGAAACCGTCACCTGATTGCCGTCGAAGGCATTGATCACCAACCCGTCGATGTTGTCCCACTTCGCACCACGGGCGGACACAAGCGAACGTGCGGTCCTGAGGCCTCTGGTGGACCCGCTGCAGTCGCAGTTGTCGAACTGAACGTGGCTGCCGCGTGAGACGAAGATAGCGACGTGGTTACTCTCTCCCGTGTCGGTCCCGTTGTTACGCAGGTCTGCGTATGGGCATGCGGCGGACGAGGCGTAGGTGATCCAGACGCCGCGCTGCAGCCCATCGGTGCACACAATGCCTTTCAGCGTGTTGGAGATGTTTGCCCTTCCGCCGCTGAGGTTGCTGCCTTCATGCGCCATGATGTTGGCAACTCGGGATCGCCTGAATCCCTTGAGGGCATTGATGTGCCCTTTCGAGTAGAACAGAACTAGGCCATGGTCGGCTTTAGCATTGCAATCCAGGATAAAATCCCACGTTGGGGCAACAGCGTTGTAACACTCCACCACTCCTCGCAGCTGTTCTGGTAGCTGGGGAGGCGTGAAAGCTGGGGCGCTCCAAGCTGGGTCCACCAGCACTTCAGCATCTTCACTGGCCAGCCTGAACCTGGAGAAGTCGCCATTGCGCAGCACATTGACGTTGTTGATCGTGTGCCCCGATTCAATCAACACCGTTACATCCACAGTTGGCATTACCAGCGTGCAGGCGGCCTGGATGGTAGGCGCCACGCTGGGGATCCTGACCGTTGTGTTTTCGGCAAATACAATCCTCTTGCCGTTTGCCGCTGCATCGGTGAACGCTGCAGCTAGCGCCGTGTCATTCGCACCGGCTGGTACGAAGATCAGGTTGGCGTGCGTGTGACCGGCTGCTGCAGCGCCCACGCTGGTGTAGGAGATCGTTCGGGGAGATCCCCCGTTGAACGTCCCGCCAGGTGATGCACCGCCTTCATCGTCAAACGTGAGCGCGTTGCCCAGAGAGACGCCAGATGGCAAGGTGCCTGGAGCCAGCTTGTTAAGCGGGATCTCCTCAAACGCTGTCCCGCTGGGCCCCTGAATGCCAGGGACGGCCAGTGCCAGTGCGGGCTGCGCAGATCCATTCAGCGCGACGCCATCGCCGCGTGATTGAACCAGCGCGATGGATTGTTCGCCGTCGCCAACCAGGGAAACCTTGACTTGCGCGACATCATCCGGCGCAGCCATCAGGCCCTGGCCATCGTCGATCAAGGAAATCTTGATCTGCGATGCGTTATCCAGTGCAGCCATCAGGAGTTCCGGGAATAGGTTTTCGCCACCGTCGCCACACCCTGCAGCCAGTAGTAACGCGCACCAGCGCCGCTGGTCAGCGAGGCATCCCACCCGTAGCGGCCCACCTCCAACCCGGCGGCGGTTGAAGGTGTCATGGCGATGCTCACCAGGCCATCGGCGGCGGTCTCCAGCGCACAGGTGAAGGTGGCCTTCTGTAGATCGTCCACTAGCCCCTTCACATCGGCGTCGGCGGTGTAGCCGGTCAGGTCAACCGGCTGGGCAATTACCATCGGGTCAAGGACTGAGTTGGCCACCGTGATGGGGCTGCCGCCGCTGGTGGCCGAGATGGTGAACTGGCTGCCGGTGAGGCCCGTGGCGCTGACGAAATACACCTGATTGAGCGTTAGCCCGTAGGGCACGTCTGGCGCCTCAGGCATACCTGTCGCCGGCAGCGTGGCCTCTGCATCGCCCGGCGGCACAATCACCACCTTGCCGCCAGCGCTCAGGCCGTGGAACGGCACGGTAAAGATCGGATTGCCGGTGGTCACGGTGAACGCCGTGATGGCCTGCTGTTTCTGCAGCGCCCGGAACACTGCCCGGAATGTTGAGTTCTGCAGGATCGTGATGTCCAGCTTGGCGGGGTAGATCACTGGGCCTCCACCTCCGCAGCGACCACCTCAGGTACAGCCGGTTCAGGCTTGACCACCTCAACCACCGCCAGGAACGCATCGAGCTGGCCGGCGGCGAGCTGCTTAAGGATCGCGTTGCCGCTGGCGTGGGCCACGCCGTAGGCGGTGATCAGCTGGATCAACTGCTCTTTCATCGGGGCTCCTGTCCTGTCCATCAGGATAGAGACTGCAGCGCTGATTCCAGCGCGGCGATCCTGGCCTCATGGTCGTTCGCCACGTTGATCAGGTGCACGCCGAAGCGGTCGTAGCTCACGCCCTCTGCCTGCCCGCCGAGGCCCCACATCACCATCTCCGGCGCATACTCCGCCACCTCTTCAGCGATCAGGCCCCACACCCTGATCGTCGGATCGTCGCTGGTGTTCTCCGGGTTGGGCAGGTAGCTCACTGGCCTAGTGGCTGCCAGGATCTGGCGGCTCTCTTCCACCGTTGCGGTCTCGATCTCGATCTTGTATTTCCGCGATGACGTGACCCGCTGCACCTGATCATTGGCGGTGTTCAGAAATACGTTGGCGCTCACTCCCGTGGTGGTGTTGGTGCGGATGCCTGAGCTGAACACCGTGCCGTTAGCGGTGAACGTGCCATCAGTGACCATGGCATTCGAGAACGTCTTGGCCCCGCCGATGGTTTGGGCGCCGCTGGAGTAGACGCCGTTGGTCACAGTGGCGGCGTTGCCGGTGATGTTGGTGGACCACGCCAGCCCCGTGGCCGTGCTGCTGTCTGCCACCAACACCTGACCATTGGTGCCCACCGCCAGCCTGGTCAGGGTCGTAGCGGCACTAGCGGCCAGCAGATCGCCCTTGGTGTAGCTGGCCAGATTGGTGCCGCCCCTAGCCACCGCCAGGGTGCCGCTGGTCAGGTTGCTGGCGTTGCGGCATTCAGTGCTCACCTCCTCGATCGCCAGCTGCACGTTGGTGGCAGCGACCTGCCCCGTAGGGACAAAATCCACCCCGCTGGCGGTCTGGGTGGTGTAGCCCGCCGATGTATCCACCTCGACCCAGGCCGAGCCGGTGGATAGCAGCAGATCGGGCGGGGCCAGCGCAACAGCAGGTGCGGGGCTGGTCCCGGTGCCGGACTCGCTGACCACCAGATAGTAGCCCGAGTTGGCCGCTGCAGCGGCAGGCAGTGCATTGCCCACCACCAGACCCAGCGCGGTGCCCTCGGCGGTGGTGCTGGCTACCTCGTTCTGATCGGCGTCATAGGTGCCGGCGAACTTGACCGCGCCGGTGCTGATTCCGATCGGTTGCCAGACGTTGCCATCCCACATAAAGAAGGCTTTGTCGATCGGGTTGAAGTGCAACTGGCTGATGTATTCAGCAACGGGGATCGCCTCGCCGATCTTCCCAACGCTGTAATCCGCCAGCTTGGCCCCGGTCACGGCGTCGTTCGCCAGGCGATCGGTCGGGAACTCGCCGGCTGTGATCTTGCTGGCGTTCAGTTCGGGGATGTTCGCCTCTGGGATGGTCGGCGCTAGATGCTGCTGCCACTCGCTGCCGGTCCATGTCCACTCCACACCCGTGGCAGCGTTAAACCACTGCTGCCCCACGAACGCCCCGCTGCCGGACGGCGATCCGTTGCTCACCACCGCCGAGGATTGATCCGCCAGCTTGGCGGCGGTGATCGCGTCATCCCTCACCGCACCGGTGGGGATGCTCAGCGCGGCGTACTTCGGCTCGGTGATTGCCCCATCGGCAATCGTTGCGGCGAACGTCCCAGTGCCAGTGCCGGTCACATCACCGGTGAGGGTGATGGTCTGATCGCCGGAGTTAGTGCCCGAGCTGGTGCCTGCGAACGTCGATCCGTCCGTCCAGGTGCCGGATGCTGTCGCCAGCGTGCCCAGGCCTAGTGTGCTGCGCTGCGCTGCAGTATCAACACCAGCGATCAGGGCGCGGCCAGCAGCAGTCAGCGGCACTTCCTCAACCGGCCCCGCACCGGCAGAGCTGCGGCCCAGCAGTCGATCGGTGGCAGAGACGTTCTGAATGCGGTCGTAGGTGACCGCACCGGCGCCCAACTTGGCCGTGATGACAGCACCCGTGCCCAGCTTGGCCTCCAGCACCGCCCCATCGGCCAGCTTGCCGCTGGTCACGTTCAGATCCGCCAGCGCGGCGGTATTCACCGATCCGGCGGCATAGGCGGCCGAACCGAGCGGCGACACCTTCGCGGTAGTCACAGCACCGTCAGCCAGCTTGCCGGCGGTCACCTGCAGATCACCGATGCCGGCGGTGGGCATCACCACCTGCTGGAACGCTGCCCCGTCCCACACCTGCAGATTGCCGGTGCCGCTGTGCAGCCACCCACGGCCGCGATGGTTCCCCGTGCTGGGGGCTGTGACCGCAACGGCTGTTGCCGCATCGGCGGCCATCTTGGCGGCGGTGAGCACGCCATCGCCGATCGCCGCAGCACCCAGCTTGGTGGCGCTGGTCTGATCCAGCTTGGCTAGGTCGATCTCCCCAGCGTCCACCAGATCGATGCCGGCGGCGACCAAATCCTTTAGCGTGATCTTTTTGGTTTCGCTGGCGGAGATGTCGGCGATGGGCACCACATCATTAGCCGCCGCACCCGCCTTTGACAGGGCCGTGAGCTGGGTTATCCGCTGATCAGCCAAGGGTGCGCCTCACCGCGACCGTCCACAGCCTCAGGCTATGGAGGGCCTCAGTCGTCCACTTCCTGCAGCAGGTAATCCAGCGACTGCTCCAGCTCGATGCGGTCGTCATCCTCCTTCAGGATATAGTTAGCCGGCTTGCCATACACCAGCTGGATTTCATCGGTGGTGACAAAATCAATGTTGCAGCGCACGATGTCGCCAGCTCGCACCTGCACACCGGAGCGATTTACCACTGCGGTCAGGCTGTAGAAGACCGTATCAACCGTGGGGTCGATGTCCTTGTCGGTCAGGTACAGGGCTAGATCAAACTCGCTGCCGATGTCCACCCGCTGGATCAGCTGCAGCAGCAGCAGCGACGGCTCGGTGAACCCGATCGTGCGGTAGTTGAACTCACACTCGATCCGACCGGCGCCGCTGATCAGGCCGGCGGATAGCTGCTGGCGAAACCGATCATTGAGGCTTGTGGCGTCAATTGTCTGCCGGTCGGTGTTGAACTCGTAGCCCTCCAGCGATCCCAATAGGTTGAACTGCACATCACGCACGCGCACGCTGATCTGCAGCGGGTCGCCGGTGAATGCTGCCAGCGGAATCTCATTGGCGCGGACGTTGTTGACCGCATCGGTGAAGGTCGGGAAGAACCGCAGGCCGCCCACGGCGTTGACATGCACGTAGGCCGTAAAACTCGCTTCTGCCGGATCGCCGCTGGCCAGGCCCCAGGTGGACGGCGGGAAGCACGCCAGCCCGCGGGCATCGGTGGTGCTGATGTCCAGCCGGTCGCCGATCAGGATGTTGTTGATCGCCCGATCGAACGACAGCCGATTCAGGGACGTGTTCACGTCGTCAGGAATCACCTGATCGCTGAGCTGGCCGATGAATGACTTGGTGCCGCGCCTCAGCTTGACGTTGCCCTTTGTGCCGAGGTAGTAAGTCATCAGTTGGCCTGATTGATGGCCTCGTCAAAGTCTCCGTCCATCGTGAACTGAATCGGCACCACCACCAGCTCACCCACCGCTGAGCCAATCACGGCGTTGGTGATGTAGGCATACATCTTGATGTCGTCAATTCCGCCGGTGTCTACGTCCAGCTCCAGAAAGACCCGGTCCTGTTCGGTGATGGCGCCCCGCTTGTGGATCTTGGCCAGCAGCGCGGTGAACTGCGTTTTCTGCGCCGACTCGCCCGGCTCCAGCCGGTAATACATCAGCGTCGCGTTGCCGGTCGCGCCCTTTAGCGATGGGATGAACGACCGCGCATCGGCGCCCAGGTCAGCGGTGGGCAGCAGGTCAACACTGGTTTCCACAGACCAGTTCTGCACCTTCGCAACGGGCTTGCCGTTGAAGATCAGCCCCCCGGTTCGACCTGTGTAGAAACCCATCAGCTGGCGCCCTCCTGCATCTCAGGCTACTCACCGCACACTGAACAGCGCATCGCTGAAGTCCGCCACCCGGCTCAGCAGGTTGCCATCCACCGTCTCGCAAGGGTGCTCCAGCGCCTTGACCGTCACCTCCCCTTCCTCGCTCATCGTCACCTCTGTTGCCCGGAACACCCGTTTGCGGTCAGTGGCGACTCCGAGCACGAACATGGAGCCCGCGTCGCCGCTCAGGGCGTTGGCCTTGCCGTCCGCCACCGTCACGCTGGCCAGTGAGCGGACGTTGCCGCCGCTGCGATACATTAGCGCGGCGTAGGTGCCATCGCGCAGCCGATCGCTCAGCGGGGCATTGAGCACGCCGCCAGGCATCACCACGCCGGCTGTCATCCGGTCCCAGGTGTTCAGGCCCACGTCCACGTAGATGTAGGCGCCAGGGCTTACCGGTGTGTCAGTGGGGACCGTCTGAAACTCAATGCCGCGCCGCACCCATCGCCGCTGGTTGCACAGCAGCTTGCCGTAGAGGATCGCCTGCTTGCGCTGGGTAACGAATTGCGAGAGGTCAAACGTCTGGCGGATTGCCGCATCCTCAACGGCATCCACCAGCTGCACATCCACGCTGGCATTGCGCGGGAACACATCATCCTCCTCTGTCTCCCGGTAGATCACCGTGGCGATCAGGTCCTGAACGCTGGCGCCGTAGTCGAGGAACTCTTCGCGGTAGGAGCCCTCCAAGATGTTGCCGGTAGTGAACAGCGCCGAGATGTTCACGCGGCGATTGGCGCGGCCGCTGCTGTTCACCGGCACTGCCGGCACTAGCGTCTCCTTTCCGCCGATCTTGCCGAACTCCAGCAGCGAGTAGGGTGCCGCCTCGGCCCAAAACTGCCGCCAGGATCCAACCTCGGCGATCAGCGGATCCATGAACAGTTGGCACCCAAGGCCGCTGTTCTGACAGAACCGCTTGCTTAGGGCCAGGCTCTGCCAGTCCACGCCAGATGGCTTGGCATACCGACCAATGCCGTTCTCGTCGTCCAGCACCGTATCCGCAAAAATGTCCGGTGCCCAGCTGGTGCTGCCGGTGCTCTTGCTATAGGTGCCGTTGTCGTTCACCACCCAGGAATCCTTGCCCTCGGTGACGAACGCCGAGATGCTGCGCAGATCCTGCACGCCACGGCCGGAAAACACCCCGAACGCCAGGGTGCTCATCCGGGCGTACTTGCCCTCGGTCGATCCCAGCTGCTGCTCTGTAACGGCTGTGATCTGAAACTCCGGGCCCGCCTCAAAGCTGAACTGAATATCGGTGTCGCTGCGGACGCTGAACAGGTCCCATTCGTTGGTGAGCACCGGCCCGCGGTCCCTCAGCGCCGAACTGATGTCCTTCAGGTTGCCCACCCACCGGAACTGGTTGCCGCCGTGCGCGAAGCTCTCGCCCTTGCCGCTGTTTTCAATCAGGGCCACTTGCTGCTGGCCGTTCTGCGCCCGCTCTGCCGCCAGGTCGCTGATCGGCTGAAACTCAAACTCCCACTTTTGGCCGCTGCTACCGGCGCGGAAGTCCAGGCTGATGAAGTGGTCCAGATCGGCGGATCTGCGGCAGGCGATGATCAGCGGCAGTAGATCCTGGGTGGCCCTGCTGAGCGGCCGATAGAGCACCCGGAAGAATGCCATCCGGGCCTTGATGCCGTTGTCGCTGGCCTTGTATCCCTTTGGCTCGCTGTCGCCGTACTTTTTCTGCCGGCCCTGGATGCGGCGGAACAGCTTGACCCGCATTGAGAACGACACCAGATCACATGCCGTCACGGTCTGGTATGCGGCGCTGTCGGCCTTGACCAGCGCCTTGGTGTAGAAGTTGTCATCCTTGCTGCCATCGCCCGGCGCCTCGCGGTCGTCGTAGGGTGTTGACGGGGTGCGGCCGGCAGCGATACAGCGGAACGTGGCCCGCACCTCGTTGTCATCGAGGTTGGTGTTGTCGGTGATGCTGAGCAGGGCGAAGCGGGCCGTGCCCAGCTGGTAGGTGCTGCCCCGGTCCAAGCTGCTCACCAGCTGGTAACGCTGCTCCTGGGCGGCCTCTTCAGCGATGTTGGTTTTCTTGTCCTGGGTCTTAGCGAACACCAGCGTGATTTCCGAGCCGACCGCGTAGAGGCCTGTGCCGCCCGTGCCCCAGCCGTTGGCGGTGAGGGTGATGCCGTTGCCGGCGGTCACAATGTCGCCTTTGCTGTTGCGCTCCTGTAGCTGGACGTTGATCGGGATCGGATTGAACGTCCCGCAGCTGGTCAAGCTGCTGGGGCTGAATGCCTGGCTGTAGCCGCTGCGGCGGGTGGCGCCATCGATGATCCGGCACACGTCATCACCCGGCGCGGCGCCCTCGCGGGAGGGGTCGCTGTCATCGCCGATCTGCCGTTGGTTGAACCTGGCGTTGCCGCTCTGGTTGAAATAGAGCCAGGTCTTGGATGCGGCGAACTCCCGCAGCGGCAGCTGGCCGAATGCCACCCGGTCCCAATCAATCTTGCGGATACTGGCAGCACCGGCCACCAGCAGCAGCTGCATAAATTGCGAGCTGCCGTAGCTGCGGACGCTGGACCACACCAGCGACGTGGCCACGCGCACGCCGCCGCGTGGATTCTGCGCGGTGTTGGTGTAGACCAGATTCAGCGGCTCGCCGTATTGGGCCAGCTCCTGGGAGCTGTTGAACCCGAACCGTGGGGCGAAGCGCTGCTCACGGGTCTGCCGCGGACTGCGGCCGGCGCTCGGCACCGATGGCCGCAGCAGCAGGGCGCTGGCCACCTGGAACAGGATGCCCACCACCGTGAGCACGATGGCCACCTCGGCGCCCGTAGCGCGGATCTCCGCCTGTTGGTCCTCAATGCTGCGGCTGTAGTCCTTTTGCTGGGCCGCGATGAAGTCCAGGTAGTCCTCCTGGCTCACGCCCAGCTGCTCAATCAGCTGGTGCTCATAGGGCAGCAGTCGTCTCATCGCAGTTGGTAGCACTGGCCGACGCCCTGCGGCAGCGGCGTCATCACCACAGTCTGTCCAGGGGCAATGAACATCACCCCGCCATCCACCGCCACACCCAGCGCCGCTGCAGCGCCGCCCAGCAGGATTGGGTCGCCCGGTGCGGCCACGGCCACAGGATCGGCCAGAGAGGCCAGCAGCCGCCGCAGGTGGAGCAGCCCGAACGTCTCGGCTGTGTGCTCCCGGTAGACCCACTCGAACTGCGCCGCATGATCCGGCAGGCCCAGCCGCCGCCGCACTGCGCAGACCAGCTGGAAGCAATCCGTGCAGCCGGTCCCGTCACCAGGCCGGCAGCCCCACCGATACGCCAAGCCGATCAGATCATTCATCTCAGGTAGAGCTCCGCATTGAGCGGCAGGATGCCCACGTTCTGGCTGGTCAGTGTGCGGGCCGGGAAGTTGCTGCCGACTGAATCCATCGCTGATCTGAACCGCAGCTCCACCGTGTCATCGTTGAACCCGGAACCTGAGCCCACATAATAATCCTCGTACTGGTTGGCGATTGCGCCGGTGGCATTAAGCCAGAGGGTGGTCAGGGTCAACTCGCTCAGCCGGTTGCCGTCGCCTTCCTCCACCAGCCGCAGCACCACCTCTAGGTTGGGGAACAGCACCTGCACGGTTTCATTGTCGCCGCCCAGGCTGGCCATCGCGCCGCTCACTTGGAACGGAGCGAAGTCATACTTGGCGCCTAGGTAGGTGTACTCCTGGGCGACAAAATAGTTCTGATAGCGGTGCTGGGTGCCGCTGCTGGTGCGCAGATTGAACAGCTGAGCGATGCGAATCGTGCTCATACATTCAGCTCCGCCACCAGCTCCACCGTGATGCTGCTGATCTCATTGCCGGCCCATTGAATCGACGGCGGGCCGGCATACTCCCACAGGCAGCCGTCAGGGGAGCGCAGCATTGAGCGCAAGCCGGGGCGCTGCGGGCTGCTGCTTTGGCCGGTGGTGGTGACGCCCGCAAACGTCTCAGGCGGCAGCTCGAAGCGATCGTCTTCATCGATGTTTTCGTAGTGCCGCACCACCTGCAGGATGTCCCGATCGCGGCGGTTGGCAAAGGTGAGGCGCAGCTGATAGCCGGACTTTTTGTTTCCGTACCGGCGCTTTACCGTCGTGCCCGCCATGGTGCGGAACACCTTTGTTGGGTAGGTGCCGAGCGTCATCTGCCGCTCGTTCGGTTTCAGATCGGGGAAGGTCGCGGCCATCAGGGGAGCCTTAGTTTTCTGCGGAGTCCAGGGCTCTGCTCTATCTTGTCTACCGTCATGCTGAATCCTTGCTTGGCGCCATCATTGGCGGCACGCTTGCGGGTTTCAGCCATTGCCGCCTCCAGCTGATCGCGGCTCACGTACTCCACCCCGTTGATCTCGGTGGTCTCGAAGCTCATGCTGAGCACCGGCGAGGTGTTGCTGCCGGCAGGTGATGCACCCATCAGCTCGCGCATCCGATCACCACGGTTGCCGTCCGGGGCCTGCAGCGCCACGGGGATCCGGCGGCCATCAGGCAGTGGCACATAGGCCTCATTCATCGAGCCTTCGCCGAATAGGGCCACCTGAGGGCTGTTGGCGACGCCACCGCGAGAGTAGGCCTTGAGCGGCAGCGGGCCGGATGGGGGCATGATGCCGCCGTTGGCGAAGAACGGGATTCCGGTGCCGCCAGCAAAGCCGCTGGGGTCAAAGCCGAGGGCGGGACTGGCCTGGCCAGGGCCGCTGCCGAATCCACCAAACGACGGCCCACCCAGTGCTTTCAGCACCGACTGAAGCGCGATCATCACAATCTGCTTGGCGATTATGTCAGTCGCCATTTTGACAAATGCCTCGCCGATGTTCTTGAACATGTTGCCCAGCGTTTGCTTAACCGACTCGCTGCCAGTGATCACGGCAGAGACTGCGCCGCTCATTGCTGATGACAGCTCAGATTCAATCGTTTTGGAAACGTTGATCGTCACCTGCTCGATGTTTTGCATCTCATCAAGGGATCGCTTCAGCTCGCCGATGTAGAGCTTCAGCGCCAGCCCCTGTTGAGTCTGCGCGGCCACGCTTTGATCAATTAACTCAATTTGCCTTGCGTAGAGATCATTCATTTCCTCCAGGGCGGCGATTACGGCCGCCTTGTCTTTTTCGTTTTCCATCGCATCAATGCCTTGTTTTAATGCTGCTACTTCAATTGCTTGCTTGCGGTAAACATCAGCCTTCTGCAGCTCGCCGTCGATCACCTCGCTGCGCACACCCTCCATCAGCAGGCGGTTGCGCAGCTGCAGATCCTGAGCGCTGGTCTCTAGCTCGTAGTTCTGATCGATCAGCCCTTGCGTGAGCTTTTGAGTAAGCTCTTTCCTGTCGAACTTGCGCAGCTCGTCGTTCTGCTGCTCGATCAGCTTCAGCTCCTCTTTGGCCTGATTATATCGTTCGCGGGCCTGCTGAATGTTGCCTTCGCCGCTCACGTCCCGCACCGGAAGTAGTGGGGCGCCAGTCGTGCCAGCCCGTGAACGCGGGTCAAGGTGCATCAGCTGCGTGCCGCGTGGAAGATTGCCGGAATAGCCGGCCGCGCCGCCGAGATTTGCCACCGATGACAGCGGCAGTGGCACGCGAGTACCTTCAGGCACGAATACATCAATGGCGCCAATCCCGCTGGCGTACTTCTTGTGAGCCGCAATCCCCTGCCTGACGACTGACTGAACTTCAGCCCTTGTCATGCCCTGGCGGAACTGGCGATTACTGCCCAGCTCTGTCGGCACTCCCTGGGCCAGTAGCGCCATCACCACGTCAACGGTGTCTTCAATCAGAGCGTCTCTATTCATGTTCTGGAAGTGGCCATGCACCCAGCCGCGAGCATTGAAAACCCTGCCCGTGCTGCCGAAGGTTGCCTGGCCGCCCATGCCCACTCCAGCCGATCGCACCTGCCCCGCCCTGGCCTCCATCGCCTCAATCCGCTGGCGTTCGGTCATATTGGCCAGCGTTTGCTTGTGGACCGTTTCGGCCTGCTGCAGCGCCCTGCGGGCATCATTGACGGCCCGCTGGGCATCGGCGACTCTCGCCGTGTTCTCACTAAATCCCAGCATGAATTCAGAGAGCACTTTGGCCGCAGCGCGAGCCGGGCCCAGCAGTCCCTCACTCCAGAGATTGAGCACCCTGGACTGCAGAGATTGATCGAACTCAAACTGCTTCAATGCAAGCGATTTGCTGTTTTCGTATCGCTGATTGTCCAGCTCGATTGCATTGCGCTGCAGACCTTCGTTTGTCTGCAGCTGATTTTCTGCAAGGCGAGCCTGCATACGAATTTGCTCGGCTTCGTATTTGCGGCCGGCAGCTTCGGCGGCTTTGGCTGCTTTTTCGGCATCCTTGGCGGCTTTGTCGCCGCCTGTGGCTGCAGCGACCGCTGCCTGCACATTGGCCGGCACGACTGTTAGCGGCACTGCTGCCGTACCCTGCAGACGCGCAGGCACTGCAGGGCCAAATACTTGTGGTGCTGGTGGTCCTATAAATGAATTGCGCTGATCTTGTCGCTGGCGATCATTGGAAGTTGGCATCCTAGACTTTACATCCTGAAACTCGCCAGTGACCGGATTAAACACATATCCATCCTGAGCCAATTTATTTAGCTGTTCCGTGCCTTGCATTATTTTTTGAATCATCCAAGTGGCGCCTTGTGTAACCTTGGTAAGCACTGGTAATACAACTGAGCCCAGCGTAGAAGCAAGGTCATTCCATGCGTTTTGATACTGTTCAATAGGATCAACCCCTATCTTTGCGGCCCTAGAAGCCCTGCCAATTGCATTGGCCTGTGCATCTGTAAATCTGTTAAATCGTTGCAAATCATCATTCAGCAGGCCCACCACAGCCTTGTAGCCGTCAATATCGCTAAACAGAATGCTTAAAGCATCAGAACTCTTGCCTGTCTTGGCTGCTACGTCTGCCAAGAATCCTCCAAGTCCTTTGGCTGCCAGCGCTTGGGCGTTAAACTGAAGGCCCAATTCTGCTGCCAACTCCGCTGCCTCTTTGGTGGGCTTAAGAACCGTTTTGATTAGCTGATTGATACCACTGAATGTCGTCTCAACCGGAACGCCTTGGGCGGTCAGCGCACTAATTGCAGCGTTTACCTGCTCAAGCGGTAACTTTGCTGCAGCCGCAGAAGGGACAACTCTACCAATCGACTGTGCGTACGCCTCCATGCTGATCTTGCCATCGTCGGTCGCTGCTTTCATCTGGTCAACAACCATTGCGGCATTACCAGCAGACAGCCCATAGCCGTTAAGGATAGAAGTTGTTGCGTCTGCGACAGTAGTTATGTCAGTAAATCCACCAACCGCGCCAAGCGTTGCGGCTTTTAAGATAGTTAAAATATCTGCATTTTTGCTAAATCCTGCTTGCAAAATATCATACGCCGCGGCACTAGCCTCGGTTGAGTTTGCCAAGTACCCTTGATTCCTGGTAAGCGAAATGATCTGTTTTTGCAGTTCATCGCCATTTTCGGACATCACGCGTAAGCGTCTTGCCTGATCCTCCAGCGCTTTAGCGGCGCCGACACTTTGCGCTGTCAACGCAGCAGTAGCAGCCACGCCGGCAGCGGCGGCGATGCCAGCTGCCCCTCCAGTTGCGGCCAGTGAGCCGCCAACGGCCCCAATAGCGCCCATTGGCCCGCCGCCCATTGCAAACACGCCTGCAGCGCTGCCAGCGGCTTCTCTTAACCCTAGGCGGCGGCGGGCAGGTTCAGCGTTTAATCGCCGCTGCACTACCTCCAGCTCTTGCAGCGACCGCCTGTATTCATCAGTGGCTCGATCCAGGTTGTTGACACGCGCCGTTAGCTCTGACACCCGCTGCATATCAGCGGCCATCGTGTTTGGCAGGGCCGGCAGTCGCTCATTACTGCCATAGCCGCTCGTCATTGTCGGGCCTGCGTACGCCCGGCTGGCCGCGATCACTGCCGCACGGCCGCTTCGTGCCTGGTTAACCGCTTCGGCTTCGTTGACCCTGACCAGAGTCTTCAGGTAGTCCTCTGATCCGATTTTCAACTGCGCCAATGCCTGGCGCATCGTGCTGATTTGCGCCGCTGCCCTTTCAGGCGTTGATGCAAACGCTTGATTTAGTGCTTGATTGAGCCTTTGCGTTGTTACAACCGTCCCCGAGGTGTCGCCTTGAAGCGAACGGAGCATCTCGCTGGCTGTTCTGCCGCTTACGCCCATCCGGCTCAATGCTGCCGCCACTGACTGGGTGCTAGCGGTGAACCCGCCAAAGCTCACCATCCCCGCAGATGCAGCCGCAGTTGAAGTGGTCAGCGCAGACGCAAGGCTAAATCCTGCAGCGACAGCATCAGCTTCCTTAAGGCTTGCGCTGACTTTCGCAATGTCCTGCGACAGCAGCGCGAATCGACGGCTCGCTGGGTCTACCGAGCGCTGGAGCGCCTCTAGCGCCGTCTTTTGCTGATTGAGTGCATTTACGCTCCCATTCGATGCCGCGGAGAGCTTTTGCGTTTCCGTGTAGAGCGGGTCAATCTGACGCCCGCTGACCTGGCTCGATGTACCCCGCTCCTGCC